CTCGACGGAGCCAGCCTCGACGGAGCCAGCCTCGACGGAGCCAGCCTCGACGGAGCCAGCCTCGACGGAGCCAGCCTCGACGGAGCCAGCCTCGACGGAGCCAGCCTCGACGGAGCCAGCCTGCGCAGCATCCGGTCGGATTTCTTCGACGTGCTGCTGCGCGCGCAGGATGAAGTGCCGGCTCTGCTGGAGGCGCTTCGCACGGGCAAGGTCGACGGGTCGACCTATGAGGGCGATTGCGCGTGCCTAGTCGGGACGATCGCCAATGCGCGCGGCAAGAACTACATGGACCTGAACCATGGCCTGGAACCGGATTCCAGCCGGCCGGCGGAATGCTGGTTCATGGGCATCCGCAAGGGCGACACTCCGGCCACCAATCAGCTCGCGAAGATCACCGAGCAATGGATCCTGGAGTTCCAGGCTCTCACGGCCAGGCCGTCTCCCACGCCAACCGACGAAGGTCGGCATAGCGAACAGGCCGCCTGATGCTGCCACGGCTTCGACCAAAGGCGCGGAAGCGCACCGGCCGCATCAGATGCCGGGCCCATCTCGCATGGGTCCGGCGTCATGAATGCTGCGTTCCCGGATGCAAGAGCGAGTTTGTCGAAGCCGCGCACGTGCGGCGCGGCACCACAGCCGGCATGGGACAAAAGCCCGACGATTCCCTAACCATCGCGCTCTGCCACACCCATCACGAAGAGCAGCACACCATCGGCGAGGCGGAGTTCGCCAAGCGTCACAACCTCGATCTCCATGCACTGGTCGCTGCCAACCTCTTCGATCTGGAGCATGGCAAGCGCGTCGATGCACGTTTCGCGGCCCGAGATTCCGCAGAAGACGAGGAGGTCGCATGAAGAATGCCGCACGGCCACCGAAGATGCCTGGTCTCCCCGGATACATGACTCCGGTTGCGGTGAAACAGATCCGCGCCATGGCCAAGAGGGGCATGACGGACCGCGAGATCGGGCTAGAGATCGGGCTCAAGATATTCCAGGTGCAGAAGATCAGGGACCTCGCCGAGATACCGGCGGGCCAGCAGCAGCCGCACTGCCAGCAAGGCGAGTTCAAGCCGGAGAGCGAGACGGCCGCGGCGCATTGGAAGCGTCATCGCGTGCGCTTCGAGGACCATCCGCGTGCGGCTCGCCCCGACGGGTTCATGCGATCGAGAGGCGGCATCGGCGCACAATCCTGCGCCTCCAGCCTGGTCGGACTGGAGGGCGCATGATCGGGAACCAAGCCTATTTCCTGGGCCGCGCGGCTCGACGTGAGGGCAAGTCGGCATCGGCGATGCCGTTCCCGCCGGCATCGCCGCAAGATGGCGAATGGCGGCGGGGCTGGTTGGACGTTGATTGCGGCATCGTGGGCGAGGTGCCCACTCGTACCGCAACGGTCGCTCCCGTCGAAGAGAAACAAGCGGCCATCGAGTCCGACTGGACCGATGACGAGCGGCGGCGCCTGCAGGAATTGTGGAACACCACGACCCTCAATGCCGAAGCCATCGGCGTGCTGTTCGGCGGGCGCACATACTGGAAGGTTCAGGATGAGGTCAGCCGCCTGCGGAAAGCCGGCTGGCAGTTCAAGGATCGCCGTGGCCTCGCCTGGCGGCAGGCGAACGGAAAGATCGCGATCCCGGAGCGGGATAAGGTCCGCAGCTTCACGCCGCAGGAGGATGCCAGGATCCTCGCTATGGCCGACAAGAAAATTCCGGACTGGTCGATCGCCGAGAAGCTGAAGACCTATCCCTATCGCGTCCGGGATCGGCTCACCAAGCTGCGCGCGATGCGCGCCGCCGGCACCTATGGATCGCGGTCCGGCATGTTCTGGACTGAAGCGGAGAAGGAAGAGGCTTGGCGTCTCGCGCTCGAGGAGCGGCTGTCGAACGGGGCCATCGGCCTCAAGATGGGCCGCAGCGTGCCGGCGGTCAGCGACATGCTGGAGCGGATGCGCAAACAACGCGGCATCGCGCCGCGCGAATTCAGCCACATGCGCAACCCCAGCACCTGGACCGAAACCCAGGACGCTCAGCTGATCCGGCTGTGGAATGTCGAGAAGAAGGATGAGATCGAGATCGGGGAGATCCTTGGCCTCTCCAAGGCGGCGGTCGCGAACCGCAAGAAGAAGCTGCGCCAGAAAGGCATCAGGCTGGAGACGCGCCGGGGATGGCACGGCAAGCATCGGCTGACGCCGGCGAAGGAAAGACAGGGAAACCAAATCCAGGCAAAGGCGGCCTAAGCATGAAAGACAATCCATGGACAGAGGCTCGGATCGAAATGCTCCGCCAACGGTGGAGCGCGGGTGACACCGCTCAGACGATTGCCGATTTGATCGGCGGCGGGATTTCGCGGAACGCCGTAGTTGGCAAGGCCCACCGCCTCGGTCTTCCCGGCCGGCCTTCGCCCATCGCGGGGCGGAGCGATTATGTCCGGCCAAGCCATCACAGGCCACGCCGCGATGGCCAATCACTCTGCCATGGGGGGGGTAACATGGCACGATCAAAAGAACCGTCCCCGCGCGCACGCGCGGCGCTCAACGGCGCGAAGTCAATTCTGGCGCGCGAGAAGGCGTCGACGGACCGGGACGGAGCTCTGGTCCCGAAGTGGAAGTCCCAGTTGCGGGGCATGCAGGCGCACACAACGGCGGTGTCCGGTGTCAGCACGCATGCCGCTGCGTCCTTGCCACAGCCGGCTCCGAAGCGGATCTCGGCCGCCTCCCGCGCGCGCACCTGCATGTGGCCGCATGGCGATCCGAAGGAACCGGGCTTCCACTATTGCGGCGATCAGCCCGTGGTGGCCGGCAAGCCGTATTGCGAGACGCATTGCAACCAGGCTTACCAGAAGCGCGGCTCCGCGAATGACGTCGATCCGCAGCAGGACGTCCCGCCCGGCCGGATCGTGGCGGGCATGGGAGACCAAGCCGCGTGAGCACCGCCTATACCGAGTTTTTGGAGCGGAAGGTGGCCGTAGCCCCGCCGCTTGGGTTCGAACCAACGGTGCCCATGCCCGCGGCCATCAAGCCGTTCCAGCGGGACATCGTGACGTGGGGCTGTCGGCGCGGTCGCGCAGCTATGTTCTCCAGCACCGGCCTTGGCAAGACCCTGAAGGAACTCGCCTGGGGAACACAGGTGAGGAACCAGACCCAGGGCGAGATCATCCTCTTCACGCCGCTCGCGGTCGCCGAGCAGACCGTCGGGGAAGCGGAGAAGTTTGGGATTGAAGGCGTGGCCTATGCGGCGAACCGCCAGGCGGTCAGGACACCCATCGTCGTCACCAACTATGACCGGCGCGACAAGTTCGATCTGAGCCGTTACGCCGCGGTCATCCTGGATGAGAGCGGAATCATCAAGGACCATGACAGCAGCACGCGCATCGAACTGACCGAGGCCTGCCGGGATGTCCCGTATCTGCTGTGCGGTTCGGCGACGCCGGCGCCGAACGATTGGACCGAGCTCGGTCAACACTCGGAATTCCTTGGGGTGATGTCGGCCAAGGAAATGCTGTCGATGTTCTTCGTCCATGACGGGGCGATGCGCGCCAAGTCCGAAGACGATTGGCGGCTGAAGCGACACGCGGAGAGCGATTTCTGGCGCTGGGTTGCTTCATGGTCGGTGATGATCCGACACCCCCGGGATCTCGGCTATGACGAACCGGGTTACGATCTGCCGCCGCTAAACATCGAACAAATCACGGTCAAGGTGCCATACGCACCGATCGGCGGAATGCTGTTCCCGACGGAAGCCTCGACCCTGCAGGAGCGATTGGCGGCACGGCGGGACAGCATTGCCGAACGCGTGGCGGCAGCGGCAGAGATCGTCGCCAGCAAGCCGAACGAGCCCTGGCTGATCTGGTGCAACCTCAATGCAGAAGCGGAAGCGTTGACGCGCCTCATCTCCGGCGCGGTCAATGTCCAGGGCTCCGATCCGGTGGATTACAAGACCCGCAACCTTCTGGGGTTCGCGCATGGGCGGGTCAACCGATTGGTGACCAAGCCCAGCATCGCCGGTCGCGGGATGAACTGGCAGCGCTGCGCCAACATGGTCTTCGTCGGGCTCAACGATTCGTTCGAACAACTCTTCCAGGCGTTGCGGCGGTGCTGGCGCTTCGGCCAGACCCGACCGGTCAATGCCTACCTGATCGCATCCGAGCTGGAAGGCGCCGTGGTCGCAAACCTCCGCGAGAAGGAACGGAAATACGACGCCATGGCCGCCGCGATGGCGGAGCACATGAAGGATCTATGCGCGGCGCAGATCAGAGGCGGCCGGCAGCAGCAATCGAACTATCAACCGACGCGAAGCATGGAGTTGCCGGAATGGCTGATGATGCATTGACCGAACCGGCGACGGTGAAGGTGTCTGGGCAAGCCGAGGGCGACGGCTGGACGCTGTGGCATGGCGACTGCGTCGACGTGACCGCAGGCTTGCCGGAGGGGAAGCTGCACTACACCATCTTTTCACCGCCGTTCGAGAGCCTCTACACGTTTTCCGACGATCCGCGCGACCTGTCGAACTGCACCGACAGCGCGACGTTCTGGACTCACTTCCGATTCCTGATCAAGGAGCTCTATCGCGCCACCATGCCCGGCCGGCTCTGTTCAATCCACTGTATGCAATTGCCGACGTCGAAGCTGCGAGACGGGTTCATCGGGCTCAAGGATTTCCGCGGAGAGATCATCCGCAGTTACCAGGCCGAAGGGTGGATCTATCATTCCGAGGTCTGCATCCGGAAGGATCCTGTCGCCGCGATGCAGCGATCGAAGTCGATCGGCCTCCTGCACAAACAGGTCTGCAAGGATTCGGCGCTGAGCCGGATGGCGGTTGCAGATTATATCGTAACCATGCGGAAGCCCGGCGACAACCCAGAGCCGATCAGCGGTGGGTTCGATGCCTATTACGGCAGCGAAACGAATCCCGATGGTCCGCTTGTGACGCAGACCGGGTCTCTGCGCTCGGTCAACAGACCGGGGGACGGTTGGTATTCGGTGGCGGTGTGGCAGCGCTACGCCGAACCGATCTGGCTCGACATCGCGCAGAGCGACGTGCTGACGCACAAGACCGCCCGCGCGGAGGCGGATGAGCGCCACATCTCACCGCTGCAGCTCACGGTCATCCGTCGGTGCGTCGATCTTTGGAGCAACCCCGGTGACATCGTCTACAGCCCGTTCGCTGGCATCGGCTCCGAACTCTACGTGGCGGTCGAGATGGATCGGCGGGCACTCGGCGCGGAATTGAAGGAAAGCTATTTCAGGCAAGCGGTCTTGAACCTGCAGTCGCTGCGGCGGAGGCAAGGCGGGATGTTTTCCGACCCGCCGGCGCCGGCCAACGACGATACCGAGGCGGAAGGGGCGGCATAAGTCGGTTTTTGGGGGCTGTGATCTTGACCAACGTGCACAACATCGCCGGTCCAAAGATGCAGGACCTGCCGCACAATTACGAGGCGGAGCAGGCGTTCCTGGGGGCGTGCCTTGCCAACAACGCCGTGTTTTTCCAGGCAGACGAGTTCCTGCGGCCGGAGCATTTCGCGGATGCCCTTCATGGGCGTATCTATGAAGCGATCGGCATCGTCATCGGCAAGGGCCAGATCGCGAACCCGGTCACGCTGAAGAACCAGTTCGACCTGGACGGTGCACTGGCCGAGATCGGCGGCGCGGAATATCTGGTGAAGCTGGCACAGTCGGTCGTCACGATCATCAATGCCGTCGATTACGCGGTCATGACTCTCGACCTCTATGTCCGTCGTCAGATCATCCTGGCGAGCCTGGAATTCTCGGCGTTCGCGCGGGTGCACGACCCGGCGGAGTCAGGCGAAGGTGGACAGAGAATCATTGAGCGGTTCGAGGCACGACTGGCGGAGATCGGCGACCTCGCCCAGCAGACCAGGGCCGCGCAGACGGTCGCTCAAGTGGCGCAGGATGCCCTTGCGATGTTCGAGCGCGCCTACCAGGCCAACGGTGCGCTGACGGGCGTCACGACAGGGCTGCGCGATCTGGATGAACGCACGGGCGGGTTACAGCCGGGCCTTCTGATCCTGGCTGGGCGGCCGAGCATGGGCAAGGCTCAGCCTGATGATGCACCGGTCCTGACCCTCACAGGTTGGAAGCAAATCAGCGCGCTGAAGCCGGGGGATGAATTGGCATCAACGGACGGCAAGCCATCATGGGTCACTGGAATCTATCCGCAAGGTCGCAAGGAGATATATCGACTGAGGTTTTCGGATGGGCGTTCCGCTGAGGCCTGCGGTGAACATCTTTGGCGCGTTTATTATCGCGGCTGGGATCGGGCGCGGGATCTTCAGACAATCGATATCATCGGATTGTTGAAGAAGAAGAGATATCAGGGTCGCTTGTGGATCGACGCCTTTTCCGGACACTTTGGCCGGCTTCAAAGCTTGCCGATAGACCCTTGGGTTCTAGGAGCTTTGCTCGGAGATGGGAGTTTCCGGGTCATCATTAGGTTCTCCACAAAAAGCCAGCATGTTCGGGAGCAAATGATCAGCCGGCTCGGTCCTGGCTACACGATGAAATACGTTGCTGGATATGACTGGCAGATTGCAAGTGCGGAAAACAATGCAGGCCGAGACCGCAAACGAACCTATCCCAATGACCTGATCACGGCACTGCGATCATTCGGTTTGCTCAAGTTGAAGTCAGAACACAAGTTTGTCCCGGACGTGTATATGAACGCGTGTCGCGCGGCGAGGTTGGACCTGCTGCGTGGGCTGCTGGACACCGATGGGTGGGTAGAGAAGTTTGGGGCGATCCGTTTTTCCAGCGCCAGCGAGAGGCTGGCGCTCGATGTCGTTGACCTTGTTCGATCACTCGGCGGTTGGGCAACAATGAATATGAAGACGAGCAAGTTCAGCTATCTAGGAGCCAAGAAAACCGGCTTGCCAAGTTTCGTCGTCAACATCGCCTATCATCAGCCAAAGGAACTATTCACACTCCCCGAGAAGATCGAGCGGGCCGCCCTGATAAGAACCCGATCCAAGCGCCCGGTCATTGTTGATATCGAACCAAGCCGGGTTTCAGAGGCGCGGTGCATTTCGGTGTCACACCCCACCGGGCTCTACGTGACCGAAAACTACGTGGTCACGCACAACACCACTCTTGCCATGAACATCTGCAAGGCCGCGGCGCGCGCGGAGCTCGAGAAGAAGCGCCGCGGCGAGCCGAACGGATGGGTGGCGTTCTTCTCCTTCGAGATGGGATCGCACCAGATCGGGCAGAAGTTCCTGGCGATGGAAAGCGGGATCAGCACCGACACGCAGGGTCGGGGAAAGCTGTTCGACCGCTCCGGAAAGGCGCGGCCGTTCCAGGACATGATCGACGCGGCCAATGCCTATGGCGAGCTGCCCATCGTCGTCGATGATCACACCATGCCGATCCCCCAGGCGATCGCGGCACGCTGCCGGAGGATCAAAAGGCGCCATGGTCTTGTGCTGGTCGGGATCGACTATCTGCAGCTGATGCAGTCCGGGTTCGGGCGGCACTCCGACAATCGGGTTCAGGAGGTGAGCGAGATCACCCGCGCGCTGCACCGATTGTCCCAGGAGTTGGGCGTGCCGGTATTGGCGTTGAGCCAGCTCAACCGCCTCCTCGAGGCGCGCGAGGACAAGCGGCCGCAGCTTTCCGACTTGCGGGAATCCGGATCGATCGAGCAGGACGCGACCGTGGTGATGTTCGCTTATCGCGACGAATATTACCTGGAGCGGGCGGAGCCCAAGCAGCGCACCAACGAGAGCCTCGAGAAGTTCGGGGAGCGTCGGTCCGCCTGGGATGCGGCGATGTCGCGGTCCAAGGGCATCATCGAGATCATCACCGCCAAGAACCGCATGGGCCGGGTCGGCACGGTCGAGGGCTATTTCGACGGTCATGCCGGGCTGGTGCGGGACCTCATCGCCGGCCGGGATTTGCCGCCGGCGGATTATCCGGCCGGATATGGAGGCGGTTGATCATGGGGCGTATTAGATCCATCCATCCTGGCTTATTCACCGATGAGAGCTTCATTACGGCATCAATGGCGTCGAAGGTCCTGATAGTCGGGCTGTGGACCGAGGCTGACGATAGTGGGGTATTTGAGTGGAAGCCCATCAGACTGAAGATGAGATTATTCCCCGCGGACAATGTGACCATCGACACGCTCCTTGAGGAGCTGAGCGGTTTGAACATTGTTCGCCAATTCGAGGTCGAAGGGAAGCAGTTTGGCGCGATTAGGAACTTCCGCAAGTGGCAGCGACCGAAAGCCCCGCAGTGCATCCATCCGTGCCCCAATGAGATAGCGGAATATACAGGTCTCGTGGCGGCTATGGAGGCACCAGCAAAGCCAGAGCGAGGCACGGCGCTGGCCCGACTGCTGCATGAGCGCCAAAACGGTCTATGCCACTATTGCGAAGCCGAGATTACGTTCTATCGTAAGCGGCCTAACTCACTCCATATCGACCACCGGATTCCTATCTCGCGTGGTGGATCAGACGAGATATCGAACTTGGCCGCCTCCTGCCGGCAATGCAATTTGCTCAAGGCAGACATGACCGACCAGGAATTCAAGATTAAATTCGCCCCGCGCGAATTGAGAGAGCGGCACTTGTCGCCATTGCCGAAAGGAAAATCGGCAAGTGCGAAACGTGTTTCGCACAATGCGAAAACCCGTTCGGGGGTAGCGACGATTCAGAGGGAGGATGGAGGAGATAAAGAAAGAGAAGAATCTATCCTCCCACAACCAGTCTCCCAGCCGCGAGCGCGAGGGGAAATCGTGGCTTCCATGCCACATCAGCAGGCGGCGAACGATCGAGGTCCGGCGCCAATCGTGGAGATCATCCGCGCCTTCGACGATGCGAGAGCGGACATCTGGGGAGAAAAGCAGCGGCGACAATGGCCGGCTCAGAGCGACCGGATCACGGCGCAAGGCTGGATTGACGCCGGCATCAAGGCCGCGCTCGTGGCGGATGTGGCAAAAAGGCAATTCGAATGGATGCTCAGCAATGGGCGAGACCTGCCCAGAACCTTGAAGATCATCGATGCGGATGTGCGTTCTGCATCGGCGGAAGCGAAGCGCAGAGCAGCGGAAGGTCCGTTCGATCCCGATCGCACCCAGTGGGAGGCTCGGGCCAATGGGTATCGCGACAAGGGACTTTGGGTGGACAGCTGGGGCAACAAGCCAGGCGAGCGCGGCTGCCGAATGCCGCGGGATTTGCAGGAACGGGCATTGGAACAGAAGGCAGGATAGCAACCATGGGCGTTCTAAAGGCGAAAACGCAGGCGGTTGAAGCGGCGAAGGCGGGGCTTCCGAAGCCGGCGAACGACGATGACGCGCTGCTGGTCCGCATCGGGATCGTGCAAGCGGCAAGGCATGGCGAGGTCAAGGCCGTGGCGAAGTTCAATGCCGATGGGATGATCGTCGGCACCAGGTTCCTGAAGGCCGAGGTCAGGCGGCAGATGGATCACCCGGCGAACGACAACTCGTTGATCGTCGCGGGTTACGAGATCGCCGAGGAGTTCAAGATAGCGATGGAGACGCTGCGGCGGGTTCCCTTACCGCGATCCGGCGGCCCACGGGAATACGCTTCCGGTTGGCCGGAGATCGTGCGCAGCGCGGCGGAAGCCTATGCCAGCGATACCGCCGCCATGCCGAAGATCAGGCCCAGCCGCGCTGAGATCACGCACATGGACGAGGCGCTGACTTGGCTCAGCTGGGTGAACGACCGGGAGCGCAAGATCATCCTAGCCAAGGCGGCGGGGATGTCCTATGGGAAGCTCGCCCGCGCATTCAGGGTGCACAGGGGGGAGATGCGGCTCGAGCACCTGTCGGCACTGTTGGTCATTGCATTGAATCGGTTAGTGAAAAGGATGGGCCGCAGAATTATTTAAATAGCTGTGGACATTGTGTCGGGATTTCTACTACTTTCAGCCCATCATGCGGTGACACGCGCCCGGAGCCTTCCAAGGCCCGGGCGTTTTGCGTTTCAGGGTGGACATGGCGAATAGAAAGTTGGGCTTCATCGGTCAAAAGGTGAAGCCGATTAGCACCACGAAAGTGCAGCCTCCACCGAAGCAAACCGAGAGCATCTATTCGACGCCTGAGTTTCGCGCATGGCGCGGTCGCGTGATCGCACGCGCCAACGGCCGGTGCCAGGATCCTCAACACCAGGGTTCGCATGGTGGAGGCCGGCTCTATGCCGATCACATCAAAGAGCTGAAAGACGGCGGCGCACCCTTCGACGACAGCAACGGGATGGCGCGCTGCGCCTCCTGCCACACCCGAAAGACCGTCAACAGCCGCCTGGCCCGCCACGCGGGTCGTTAAGGGCGCTTACGAGCGTGTCCGGTGAAGGGGGAGGGGGGTGTGAATCTCTGCCGTAACTCCAACACAGCACCGCATGTCCCGTCACGCATACGATTTTTTATCGTAGTGAATGTAACGGGTTTTCAAAAGTAATTCAAAGGTTTCAAACCCATGAGCGCGGACAATTCGAAGTCCGGCCGCGGCGGTGCGCGCAAGGGGGCCGGCCGGAAGAAGAAGCAGTCGATCACCGCTTCGCAGGTGTCGGAGATCGACATCCGCGCCACGCGCGACGGCCAGGCGCCAGACGACATCCAGATCGAAGCGCAGTCTGTCACCGGCGCGTCGCTCGAGGTCCTGGTCAAGGTGATGTGCTACGCGACCAGCGAGGCCGCGCGCGTCATGGCGGCCAACGAGGTGCTCGATCGCGGCTACGGCAAGCCAAGCGTCGGCGTCGCCGGCGATCCGATGCTGCCGTTCTTCGGAACAGCGCCGGTCCGTAGCGTGGCGACCGAGATCAGAGACAAGGCCCGCAAGGAAGCCAGGCTGGCGCTGAAGGTCCTGCATCTCATTGCCGAGCACGGGACCAAGGAGACGGCCCGCGTTCTGGCCGCCAAGTCGCTGCTCAACCGCGGCATCGGCACAGTCGCGGTGGCGAAGATGCCTGACGAGTTCGCAGGCCTGCGCCAGCTCGGCAAGAAGGAACAAGCGGACCGTGCCGCCGAGCAGGCCGGCACCGGCCGGTTCGCGACGCCACCGGCGCCAGGCAGTAAGCGGTTGCAGTGAAGCAATGGACCACGAGCTGCCCTGACTGGGAGCAACGGATCGTCGAAGGGCGATCACTTATTCCGTTCGATCCGCTGTTTCCGGAGGAAGCGGAAGCTGCGCTGGCGATCATGCGCGACCTGCGCATCGTCGACATGCCCAACAGCCCGCGTCGCAAAGAGGTTTGCCGGCGCTGGATATTCGACCTGGCTGCCGCGTTGTTCGGGTCCTATGACACCGAAACCGGAATCCGTCTGATCCAGTATTACTTCTTGCTGATCAGCAAGAAGAACGACAAGTCAGGCACAGCCGCGGCGCTGATGATCACGGCGCTGATGAGAAATTGGCGGACGTCGGGCGAATTCTACATCCTCGCCCCCAGCAAGGAGACCGCCGACAACGCGTTCCGACCGGCGGCGGACATGATCCGCGCCGATGAAGATCTGCTGGCGCTGCTGCACGTCCAGGACAACCTGAAAACGATCACGCATCGCATTACCGATGCCACGTTGAAGGTCGTCTCCGACGAGGTCGTGGCCGGCAAGAAGACGATCGGCCTGCTGGTCGAAGAGCTGTGGGAGTTCGGCAAACGAAGTGCTTCAGCCGATATGCTGCGGGAAGTGCAGGGCGGACTGGCATCGCGACCCGAAGGGTTTGTGATCTATCTCTCTACCCAGTCGGATGCACCGCCGGCCGGCGTGTTCAAGCAGAAGCTGCATTACTTCCGCGACGTGCGGGATGGCAAGGTCACCGACCCGAATAGCCTGCCGATCCTCTATGAATTTCCGCCGGACTATATCGAGCAGAAGCTTTATCTGAAGCGAGAGAACTGGCACATCACGAACCCGAATCTGGGTGCGTCGGTGCGCGAACATTTCCTGGTTGAGCGCTTGGTGGAAGCCGAAAGGGCTGGCCCGTCCGAGGTCAACGGCTTCCTGGCCAAGCATCTGAACGTCGAGATCGGGATGGCGCTACGCGCCGACGGTTGGGCAGGCGCCAAGCTGTGGGATCGCGGGATCGAAACGGGCCTGACGCTCGAGGCTATTCTGAAGCGATCAGAAGTCGTGACCGTCGGCTTCGATGGCGGTGGCCTGGACGACTTGTTCGGGATGGGTGTGATCGGCCGGGAGCGCGATACCAAGCGCTGGCTCGGCTGGGCACATGCGCTGATTTCGCCGGAAGGCATGGAGCGTCGCAAGGCGAATGCCACGATCTATCAGCAGTTCATTGAAGATGGCGATCTGACGCTGATCGAAAACCTGCCAGATGACCTCACGCACTATGTGGGGCTGGTCAAACTGATCGTCGACAGCGGCCTGCTCGCACAGGTCGGCGTCGATGCCGCCGGTATCGGTGCCTTGGTTGATGCGCTGGCTGAAATCGGTGTGACCCAGGATGCCGAAAAGCTTGGAGCGATCCGCCAAGGCATCGCCCTGATGGGCGCAATCAAGACCATCGAGCGCAAGCTGATCGACGGCACGTTCCGTCACAAGGGCGGCGCGATGATGGCATGGTGTGCCTCCAACGCAATCATTGTTCCGACGCCGACTGCGATGCGCATCGATCGTGCGGAGAGCGGGTTCGGCAAGATCGACCCATTAATGGCGTTGTTCAACGCTGCGTCACTGATGGCGCTGAACCCAAAGGGCAACATGCTGCCCAAGGACTACCGTATCCCTGTCATAGGATGATCCGATGGAATGGGTTCGCTTGAGCCTGATGGTCATCGGCACCGGTAGCACGTCATACGGCGCCTGGCTGGTGACCCCTGCCGCTGGTTTTATCGTTGCGGGCGTGGCGCTTTTCGCAGTCGGGCTAATCGGATCCGTCAGGAGCTGATATGGGTTGGTTTTCGCGCTTACTCGGATCAAGCGCTGAACCGGCGCAGTCTCGCTACGTAGACGACTGGCTGAAGGGGATGGACATCGGTTCCATCGTTGCAGCCGGTGTGCGCGTCTCAGTCAAGGACGCTTTGGCAATACCGAGCGTCGCTGCCTGCATCCAGGTGCTCAGTGAGGACTTGGCGAAGGTTCCGCTCGAGCTCAAGCGCCGCACCCCCAGTGGGTTCGAATCGGCAACAGATCATCCGTTGTATGGCCTGCTGAAATTTGGCCCAGCTCTTTGGTTATCCTCTTACGTCTGGCGGGAGACCTTGGCCCGCGCCATCCTGTCCCACGGGAACGGGTATTCGCTCGTCCGACGCGATGATCGTGGACAGGTCGAGCGGATTATTAATGTCCAGTCTCCGCGCGTCACGGTGCGATGGGCCGATGAGGGGGAGCCATTCTACGACGTGAGTCGCCGGACCGGTATTGAGCGCGGCTTGACGTGGCAGGATGTTGTGCATGTCCCCTATCGCAGCTCGATGGACGAATGCGAGAATGGCGGCATCATCGGCATATCGCCGATCATGCAGAACCGCCAGTCCATCGGACTTGCGATTGCGACCGAGCGTTTCGCCGCGGCTTATTTTCGTCATGGCGCAAGGCCTTCGTTGGCCCTGGAGATGGACCAGCAGATTCCAAACAAGGATGTTGGGGATCGAATCCGGAGCGAGATTGAGCGCGTCTATGCTGGCGTCGACAGCGCGCAGAAGATCATGGTTCTCGAACTCGGCATGAAGTTGAAGGAACTGAGTTCCAATCCGAGCGAAAGCCAGATGACAGAGACGCGCAAGGAACAGGCCGTTCAAGCCTGCACCATGTTTCGAGTCCCGCCTCACAAGATCGGAATTCTGGACAAGGCAACGTTCAGCAACATCGAGCAGCAGTCGATCGACTATGTCACTGGTCCGGTCTCTGCCCTCGCGAAGTCGATCGAGGCCGCGATCACGGTCGCGTGCCTGACGCCCGAAGAGCGCGAAACCTACAAGGTGGAGCACAATCTCGAAGGCTTGATGCGCGGCGATATCCTCAGCCGCTATCGCGCCTATGCGATTGGTCGCCAGTGGGGCTGGCTATCCGCCGACGACGTCCGCGAGACCGAGAACCGCAACAAGCTGCCGAATGGTGCCGGCGAAGAGTATCTGGTTCCGCTCAACATGATCCCTGCGGGGAGCGATCCGATGCGGGATGACGAGCGTGATCGCGAAGGAGACCCGCAACAGGATCCGGCTCAGCCCGACAAGAGTCCGGATGCCGCATGGATGCCGGCAGTGTTCCATGCGGTGAATCCCAAATTCCTTAAACCCGCCGACCAGCGACTGCGACTTGCGAAGATCCTCGGACCGCATGGCGAGCACATCTACCTGAAAAACTGAGAGGCAAAGATATGACCCGCGCGTTCAAGGCGCTCACGGCGGACCCGTGGGCGATCGATCCGTCATGGCTGCCGCTGATGGCCGCCCTTGCCCAGCGCAACCAGTCCGCCCCTGAGGTCGAAGCGGCCAAAGGCTGGCAGGCGCGCGACTACGATCTGATGGCTGGCCCAGGCGCCCAGCGTCTCGCTGGTGCTGATCGCGCGTATGTCGTCGATGGTGTCGCGGTGTTGCCGGTCACCGGGCCGATCTTCCCGCGATCCAACATGATGACGGCCCTGTCCGGGGCGACCTCGATCACGATGCTGCAGAACGACTATCGGATCGCGCTGCAGAGCCCAGACGTTTTCGCCATCATGCTGGTGATCGACAGCCCTGGTGGGCACGTCTCCGGCATCAACTCGATGGCCGACACGATCGCCGCCGGCAACAAGAGGAAGCCCACGATGGCGCATGTCGCCGGCACGGCCGCATCGGCGGCCTATTGGCTGGCTTCGTCGGCGGGGCAGATCACGCTCGAGCGCACCGGCATCGTCGGCTCGATTGGCGTCGTTGCCGCCGTGCCGAAGCAAGTCGAGCCCGATAGCGAAGGCTACGTCGACATCGAAGTCGTTTCCTCGAACGCACCGAACAAGCGACCGGACCCGACCAGCGAGGACGGCGTGGCCGAGATCCGCGCCACCCTGGATGCCATCGAGGCGCAGTTCATCGCGGATGTCGCCCGTGGCCGCAATACGACGGCGACCAAGGTCAAGAGCGACTTCAAGCAAGGCGGCGTGGCTATTGGCTCGGCGGCTGTCGAGGCCGGCATGGCCGACCGCGTCCAGAGCCAGGAAGCCACGCTCAACTCGCTGCGCCGCTACGCAGCCAACCAGCGGAAGCTGCAAGCCCTCAAGCAGCAGTAGTTCGATCAGTTCTGCAGCGAAGGCTGCGGATCATCGGGTGCCTTGCACCCAACTCGCAACCCAGGAGGTTTCAATGCGAGATCTGGTGAGCCTTCGCCAGGCACGTGCGAAGGCGTATGACAAGATGGAATCCGCGCTCTCGCTGGAAGGCGAGAGCAAGCAGGTCGAGTTCGATGCAGCGACCAAGGAAGTCGAAGCGTTGGACGCCGAGATCACCAACGTCGAGAAGCTGCAGAAGCTTCGCGGCGAGAAGGCGCAGCCCAGTCAGGTCGACCCGAACGACCCCGACCAGGCCAAGAGCTTCATGGCGAAGTATCGCGACCTGCCGGCGGCCATGCATGAGGTGCCGGAAGGGGCGGCGCTGAGCCCAGCGCAGACGGCCGCGTTCGGCGATCTGTTGTCGTCCGTCCGGCGCGCCAAAATCAGTGGGCGTCACGACCCGATGCTGATCGAGGCCTCGCTCGGCTCGAATGAGACCGTGGCCGAGGATGGCGGATTCCTGGTCGAGAAGGACATCGCCGACGGCCTCCTGCGCCGCACGTTCGACGTCAGCATGATCGGCTCGAGGGTCCGCCGCATTCCGATCTCGGCGAAGTCCAACGGGCTGAAGATCAATGCCCTCAAGGACGACAGCCGCGCCACCGGCGCGCGCTGGGGCGGCATGCAGACCTACTGGATCGGCGAGGGCGATTCCCTCACCCCCAGTCGTCCGAAGTTCCGCCAGATGAACCTGCAGCTGAAGAAGCTGGCTGGCCTGCTCTATGCCACCAGCGAGATGTTGCAGGACTCCGTCGCGCTGGCCGGCGTGATCTCGGAGGCGTTCCCCCAGGAATTCGCGTTCATGGTGGACGACGCCATCTTCGAGGGTGCCGGCGCCTCGACCCCGCTCGGCTTCATGAAGGCCGGATGCAAGGTTGCCGTCGCGAAAGAGATCGGACAGGCGGCGAAGACCATCCTCTTCGAGAACGTGACCAAGATGTTCGCCCGGGCGCCGGCGCGGTCGATCCCCAATATGGAGTGGTGGGTTAACCAGGACACCATGCCGGAGCTGATGGGCCTGCACAAGGTCATCGGCACCGGCGGTGTCCCGGTCTTCCTGCCGCCGGGCGGTCTCTCGGACTCGCCCTATGGCACGCTGCTCGGCCGGCCGGTCAAGCCGATCGAATACAGCGAGACGCTGGGCACCGAGGGTGACATCGTGCTGGCCGATCCGACCAACTACGTCATGATCGACAAGGGCGATATCCAGTATGCCACGTCGATCCACGTCGCGTTCCTGACGGATGAGCAGGCGTTCCGGTTCATCTACCGGGTCGACGGCCAGCCGGTCGACGACAAGCCGATCACCCCGTTCAAGGGCACGGACAAGCAGTCCACCTTCGTCACGCTGGCGACCCGCGCTTAACGGGCGCCAACGCTCACTGGGCTTGAAGCGCCGGCCTTCGGGCCGGCGCCTCTGCCAGCGCTTCATCCCATCGAGGAGATCAACAAATGTCGAATCTCACTTTCGGCGAGCGGCACATCATCACGGGGATCGACCCCGTTGCGGATGCCTTCGCCGGCACCGTTCTTTCCGATGTCGTCAACATGGAGGAATACGCCGCGGCACGCTTCATCGTGCACAAGGGCGTTGGCGCCACCGGCACCTCCACTCTCACGCTGCAGGCCTGCGACAACGCTGCCGGGGACAATCCGGTTGCGATCCCATTCCACTACCAGGCCTATACCGGGTCCGATGACCTGCCTGCCGATGTCGTCGCGGCGGCTGCGGCAGGTTTCGCCACCACGGCGGGCTCCAGCCAGCTCTACGTGCTGGAGGCCGAGGCACAGCGCATGCCGGCCGCGAAGCCTTGGCTGCAACTGAAGGCGGTCGAGGTCGTCGACAGCCCGGTGCTCGGCGGCGTTCTGATCGAACTGCTGAAGCCGCGCTACGCCGCGCACATCCCGAACACCGCGATCGCGTAACGGGATCGTCAAGCAGGGGCGCCATGATCGGCGCCCCTTCCTCTTTTCGCCAGATTAGGCGGCCCCACTTTGGGCCGAAAGCAGGAGAGCACCCATGAGCGTTCACTCCCAGCACATCAACGGCAATCTCGCGTTCTGGCAGGATCACCGCAAGCGCATTGTCGATGCAATCGGGCGTGATGTCCTGAAATACATCGACGACTTCATCGTTTCCGGCGGCGCCGACGCCAACTGGGACGCCTGGACCGTGACCCGTGTCGAAGGCGGAGCCGGTGAATCCACCATCACCAGCGGCGACACCGGCAACGGCACGATGTTGCTGACGACGGATGCCGCCGACAATGACGGTTTGAACTGCCAGCTGCTCGGCGAATCGTTCAAGCTGGAAGCCGACAAGCCGCTGTATTTCGGCGCCCGCATCCAGAGCATCTCGGATGTCACGCAATCCGACCTCTTCATCGGCCTTGCGATCACCGACACCGACATCCTCGGTGCCGTCACGGATTCAATCGGCTTCCAGAAGGTCGATGCATCGGCCGACCTAACCTTCGTCGTCAACAAGAACAGCACCGCGACGACCGTTGCGGGGCTTAAGACGTTGGCCAACACGACGGCTTACATCCTGGAATTCTATTGGGACGGCGCCGCGATCGAGGTCTTCGTCGACGGTGTTTCGGTCGCGGTTCCGGCCATCACCAATCTGCCGGACGATGAGGAGCTGCGCGTTTCGGTGCATTTCCTGGCTGGCGAGGCGGTCGCCAAGACCTGCGCGATCGACTGGATCCGCTGCATCAAGTTCGGCCGCCAGTAGACCGCCGGTCTTATCGCGGGGCGCCCATCGGGTGCCCCGCATAACATTGCCAGAGGTGCAGCATGTCCGGCTTGATCACGCCCGCGGTCATCGCGAACGGCGCCAGCCTGTCAGGCGCGGTTGCCATTCACCCGAACAGTCTTGTCGGCATCGTCATGCCTGCGGATTGGACCGCCGCAAACCTGACTTTCCAGGTCAGCCATGACGACGGCACCACCTTCAACAATCTCTACGACAAGGATGGAACGGAAGTCACCGTTACCGCCGCCGATGATCGCTACATCACCCTGGAGCCGGCACTATGGGCCGGCATCCGGCACCTGAAGGTCCGGAGCGGAACCGCGGGCACGCCGGTGAACCAGGGCGCTGCCCGCACATTGCAGCTGGTCGCCCGGCCGGTCTGATGTCACGTCTGCTGACGCTGCTCGCGCGGAACGACCCGCCATCGGCGCTGTTCTTCGCTCGCGACGGCTACGCGCAGCCGACATGGCCGAACGGCTCTCCATCTGGCTTCTATGACTCTGTCGACGATCGCCTCTGGCTGGCTTGGGAAGGCTCGGGCGTCGGGCCGGTCCGCCGGGCCAACGTCACCACTCGCCACATGGGGACCGGCAAGCGCACACCCATTGCAGTTGCGGGCGGGATACCATCAGCCGCCGATTATCACGGCATTCCGCATATGTGCATGTATCCCGAAAGCAGCGCGGCCGCTGGGCATGTGCTGGTGGTCGGGGGCTCTCACGACAATCCACTGAAAGCCTGGGTCACGACCGTGCCGCGCGATCCATTCGCTTGGCGTCCGCTGGCGGACCCGGTTTCCGATTGCTCCTATCCTCAGCCCCGCGTCGTCACTGTCGGCGTCACTGAGCAAATATTCATATCGTTCCGTGGCGATGTCGGCGCGGATGACGGGCTTGGTAGATATGTCGTCTCGACTGCGATTGCCGCAGATGGAACGATCACTTGGGGCACGCCAATATCTTTTGCCAACCCGGAAGGCGGGCGCATCTACCAAGGCAATTGTCGCGTCAATCCGTCCGACCCCACGGAAGTGTTCCTGATCTGGTGCAAGGCAATCGACGAGGCGAACACCCGGCGCGAGCACGTCTACCTTGCGATCTTGGACCTCGATACGGGGGATTTGCTGAACTGGGATCGGTCGGTCACAACGGCCGCCGCGAGCCTGCCGATCAATGTAGCTACGATGAACGCGAGCTACCGCGTGATTACGACAGTCGCCAACGGCACCACGGCGCTTCCGGCGCTGAACTTCGACAGCGATGGGAAAGCCGTCATTGGATATGGCGATGGCGTGGAGCCCAACAACACTATCAAATTCGCCCGCCACGCAACCGGCTTGGACTTTACTTCTGTGAACGTCGAGAGTGTGAACTCGAACTTCCCTGGGTGCACGCCGATGGCGCTGCCCGCCGGAGAATTTGACTTGTTCTACCCGGTTAGCGGCAACATGACGAAACGTCGTGTCAGCGCGGCCAGCGTGGTTGGCTCCGCAGAGACAGTGTGGGAGAAGCCGCGCACTTTCCCCATCCTGACGCCCGGATGGATCGCACCGTCTCACACCGACGCGAAGATCATGACTGCCGAGCGCGCGAACGATGTAGCCAACGATGTAATTGGCGACCTGGAGGCCCGCGTGATCGGTGAGGCGGGATTTTTGCGCTTTCCGACCTACGTTCACAGCCCATGGGTGAACGCCGAGGCACAGGCTTACAACGACCGCCGCATCACTCCATTCACTGGTGACGACGCTTACCGCATCGACAAGGCATTCAGCGCCCTAAAGGCGATTGGCCTAGCCAAGTTTGATGCGGTCTATATCCCCGGTTTCAACAACCTCGATGATGCCGATGCGCTGTTGAACCTGATCAGCGTCAACTTTCCGCTCACCAAGAACGGCGGCCTCAGCTTCGTTGCCGGCGATGGCTTCCAGGGCGATGGAACGTCGGGCTGGCTTGATACCGGATTCAATCCATCGACCGCGGGCGGCGCGTTCCAGCAGAACAGCGCCAGCTTCATGGCATACGTTCTGAATGCCACCGCCAACAACAACTCGGCCATCGGCGCGAGCGCGAACTTGTTCATGTTCCCGTCTGACGGGACGAATTTCACTGCGCGCATGAACGCGACGGCGGCGGCATCTGCGGCTAACACCACCAAGACTGGTTTCTTCCAGGCCGACCGCTCCGCATCGAACGCCCAGCAAATTCGCAAGGATGGTGTGGAGGTAGGGACCAGCTCTAACACATCGGCCGCCCTGCCGAATGCGACCGTCAAGTGCTTGTCAAACACCGGGTCGAGTAACTTCAGTGATCAGAAGTTGTTTCTGGCCGGCATCGGCTCCAGCCTGACGACTGCTCAAGTCGCGGCGATCTATTACGGCGTTGTGCTTCCCCTTCGTCGCGCACGAACCTTTTTGTGACCGGGCTCCGAGATCGTCAATGCGACGCCGGGCAGCGCGGTGAACGAGTTTCCGACGGTCGATATTCGCAACGAGCTGCAATTGACGCAGCAATGAGGACCGATCTATGTCCGTGACCTATGCTACCAGCGTCAAGACCAGCCGCATGACCGCGACGAGCGATGCCGTCGCCAACGGCACGCTCGAACTGCTGTCCGCCGGCGACGTCGTGCTGGCGGTCTTCGGGCTGTCGGCGTCTGGAGGCTCCATCGCGAACGACGTTTGGACGCTGGCTTTCGACGCTTCGACAGTCCAGGGCGCGGCTGGCGCAGCCGGTGGCGTCGACGCCGCGAAGGCGCAGATCAAGAACAGCGGCGGCACGGCGGTGATCACGGGACTCACGGTCGGCACGTCCGGAACCGACATCGTGCTGGACAACAACAACATCGATGAAGGCCAGAGCATTACTTTGAGTTCGGCAACGATCACACACGCCTGATCCGGAGCGGTGAACCGTGGCCGCTGCCCATCGCGCCAGCGCCACCTTTGCCAGCACGACCGGGACGACCGGCGGCACCATCACGGTCCCCGCCAGCGTGCAGACTGGCGACGATCTCTATGTCTTGGTCTGCAGCCGCGATCACACTTCCGGCAACTCGCTGCCGACGTGCACCGACAATGATGCTGGCGGTAACACCTGGACGCTGCTCGGCAACACCTCGGACCGCAAGGCCCTACTGTTCTGGAAGAAGGCGACCGGCTCGACCGCCAGCAAGACGGTCACGATCGCGGGCGCGATAGGATCCTGCACCGGCGGCATGTCGGCATTCAGCGGCGGTGCGGCCGGCGACCCGACCACGAACCTGGCTTTCGAGGACAACGCCTCCGGCAACGAGAGCCATGCCGGCTTCACCCCGGCGAACGCCAACAGCATGGTCTGCTTTGGCGTGCTCAACGCGACCAACGACACGCTGTCAGTCACGGTTCTTGCCTGCACCAATCCAGGCTCTTTGGAGCCCGAGCTTTGGTCCCGGCTCTCGAGCGGCGGGAGCGACTGCTACGCGATCTTCACGGCCCGCGCCCAGTCCGGCGGTCCGACTGCGACCGGCGACTTCACATGGTCGCAGACCAACTCGACGACAAAGTCGGTCGCCTTCGCGATCAAGCCGGAGCCGTCATCCACCGGCACGCTGGCTGCGGCGGAAAGCGGATCCGATGGCGCGGCGTCCGGTGGCGCGCTGGCCGTTGCCGGCGACATCACCGCCGCAGAGAGTGGCGGCGATGCAGCGGACCTGTCAGGCATTCTCGCGGTCGCCGGCGCGGGCGCGACGGCGGAAGCCGGCAGCGATGCCTTCGCCGCGTCTGGAACGGTCACCGATTCCGGCCGCAGCGGCAATCTGGCGGCGGCTGAGAGCGGCGGGGATACCACTGGCGTCACCGGGTCGGCCGGGGTTGCGGGCAGCCTAACTGGCGTTGAAGTCGGCTCGGACAGCTGCGCTGCGGTCGCCACGCTCGCGATTGCTGGGGCGAGCGTGGCGACCGAGGGCGGGGCAGATGTTGCGGATGCCGCCGGCCAGGCCGGCATAGACGGCTCGCTGGCGGTCCTTGGCGGCACTGCGGATGCCGCGGCTATTGCCGGCGCGGTCGCATCGGATGGCGCCCTGTCTGCCACAGAGGCGGGGAGCGACCAATTCGCCGGGAGCGGCACCGCCACCGCCGGGTGGACCGGCACCATGGCGACGACTGAGGCCGGATCGGACATCGCCACGGTCAGCGGGCTTACCGCCGTCGTTGCCGCCATCGCCGCCAGCGAGATCGCGGTCGACCAGTTCGCCGGCGCCGGGATGGTCAGCGATGCCGATGGGGCTTCCAGCTTGATTCCGCCGACGCCTCGTAGACTGGTGGCCGGACGCTCATTGAATGCCCGTAATGGCCATCGTCAGGAAACCAGTTCCGGCGCCAACAGTGGAGCCAAGCGATGATCCGTTGGCCCGACAAGGATCCTAGCGAGACGCTGATCTATTCGCTCGATCTGACCGACAGCATCCCCACCGGCGACACGGTCAGCACTCTGGTATGGGCCGTCAGCCCGAGCGGCCCAACGGTGACCGGCGTCACGCCAGCCGCCAACCCGGCGAAGGTCAAGATCGCAGGCGGCGCTGCTGGAACGACCTACGTAGTGACTTGCACCGCCACGCTCACCAGCACGCTGGTCATCCAGAAGAGCGTCATGCTGAAGGTCCGCGATCTATGAACGTGACGCTGAAAACCGCGCCGACCACAGGCCTGCTCGATCTGCAAGAGGTCAAGGATCACCTCCGCGTCGATCATGCCGAAGATGATGCCCTGATCCAGGGCATGATCGACGCCGTGCATCGGCACTATGAGGGACCAGGTGGCACGCTGGGCCGGACCTTCCTGACCCAGACCTGGACCGGCCGGCTGGACGTCTGGCCTTGCTATGGCAAAGCAATCGAGATCCCGCTTCCGCCCCTCGTCACGATCGATGAGGTGCGCTACGTGGATCCCGACGGCGCAACACAGGTTCTTGGGTCCAGCAACTACCAGGTCCAGCGCGTCGGGGACCAGCCGGCCAGGCTGTGGCCAGCGTTCGGCGTCTCTTGGCCGAGCATCCGCTGCCAGCCCGATGCGATCGACATCGACTTCACGGCTGGCTATGGCGGACCGGAGAAGCTGCCCGAGAATGCGCGCGCCGCCTTCCTCATGATGATCGCCGATCTCTATGACAACCGCGGCAAGGTCGCCGACCGCGCGTTCTTCAAAAACCCGACCTACGAAGAAATGATGGCGCCACTCAAGGTCTGGACCTTCTTCTGATGCAGGCCGGCAAATACGATCAGCGCATCGCCATCGACCGCGAGGACCGCTCCGCCGACGGCGGAGGTGGCTCAACCGTGACCTGGACTGAAACCGCGGAGGTTTGGGCCTCGGTCTGGCCGGTCGGGGCACGCGAACAGATCGTCGCCGATCAACTGCAGGGCGCCTCGCTGTATCGTGTCCGCATCCGCAACGCGCCGTCCGGCGGTCCAACCATCCTGCCGAGCTACCGCCTGCGATGGGTCACCAACGGCAACATGGTTCTGAACGTCCGAGGCGGGCTGGATGGCGGTCATCGCCAAGCGCACCGCGAGCTGATCTGTGAAGCCGGAGTGGCCACCTAGATGGCGCGGTCCAGAATCAGCGGAGTTTCAAAGCTGCGGAAGACGCTGCGCCGGATGCCGGAAACCGTGACGGTCGGGGTTAAGAAGGAAGTCAAGTCCGGGGCTGATCGCGTCGCATCGAATATACAGGTCGCGGCGCCGGCATCGTCGATCCGCGAGAACATCACCGCCAAGCTGGCGCGCGACGGCCTCACCGCCACGATCGGCCTGCACGGCAAGCGCGCGGCGCGCCGCGGGTTTCTGGCGCGCATCTTCGAGTTCGGCGCGAAGCCCCACGTCATCGTGCCGAGGGCTGAAGGCAAGCGCAAAAAGAAGCGCCGCGCTGCCGGCAAGGTTGTCGGTGGAACGCGCGTCCTGGTCACCAAGGAAGGCGTCTTTCTGGGCAAAAGCGTGAACCATCCCGGCATGAAGGCACGCCCGTTCTTCTTCAAGACGTTCCTGAAAGACAAGGGCGACATCCTGACGCGGATCAAGAAAGCCATCGGGCAAGCAGTGAGGACCGCGAGCAATGGCTGATCCGAGCTGGCTGCTGCAGCAAGCAATCTACGCCGCGCTGACGACGCCCGCGATGAGCGTGGCGGGCTATGCCTCGATCCCGGTCCATGACGGTGTGCCACCGGATGCGACGCGCCCCTATGTGGCGATCGGCGACGATTCCCTGGTGGACGATTCCCCGAAGGACGAAGCGGCCTGGCTGGTGACGGGCAATCTCGAAGTCTGGGATGATACCGTGCGGGGCCGCAAGGTCATCAAGCAGATATTCGGGCAGATCAGATCCCGCCTCCAGGATGCCGCGCTATCGGTCAGCGGGTTCCGGGTCGAATGGGTGAAGTTCCGTTCCCTGACGACCGAGCGTTCGGATGATGGGCTGACCTATCGCGGTCTGATCAATTTCGAGATCCGGATTTCGGAGGCTTAGCCGTGGCTTTCGAAACGTGGACGCCACCGGTCAAGCCGCAGCTCGGCACCGGGCTGGAGCTCGATGAACGCATTCTGGAGGCGCCTTTCGGTGACGGCGCGAAACAGATCGTATCTGATGGGATCAATGCCCAGTTCGAAGTCCATCGCCTGATCTGGAACGGCTGTCCCAATGCCGCCGCCGACGAAATCGAGGCCTTCTGGCGCAGCAAGGGCCGCAGCATCACGTTCTGGTTCACCGTGCCTGGCCGCGCCTCGGCGAAGAAGTTCCGTTTCAACAGCGCGCTATCACGTCGGCAGATCGCCGGCGAAGCGGACGCGATTGAGGTCGGTATCGAAGAGAGTTTCGAAATCGAAAGCTAATCACCCGGCATAACGCCGTCACGCCGCCCGCACCGGGCAATCACCTAAACCCAGGAGAGACCAAATGGCTGTCGAACATGGCCAGAACTGCCTGCTCTACGTTGGGCACGGCGGCACGGAGTTCACCGGCACCGTCTATTCGCTGAATGACACGGCGGGCGTCTACACTTTCGAACGGGCCAGCGGCTCCTTCGTCACCGATCTGGTTGCCGTCGGCAATCTCATCCATATCGAGGGTTTCACCACCAACGGCGCCAGCCTGCATGCCATCGTGTCGGCGGTCGTCGCGCTGAGTGTCACGATCGGCAGCGTCGTCGACGATGACGGCAACCCTGTCGTGATCGTTGACGAGGCCGCCGGCGCGTCCATTACGTATACGCGCGAGACGTTCAACAAGCTGAAGGGCCAGAAGGACACCCGCATGGCCGGCGCTGGCAACAGCATCGACACGTCCAACAAGGATACCGGCGGCTTCGGCGCTTCGATTGCCGGCACACGCAGGATGTCGATCTCGGTCAGCGGTGTCGTGAACTGGCGCGACACCAACGGCTGGGAAAAGCTGAGGCCGCATTGGGAGAACGGCACCAGGCCGTGGTGCAAGCTGGTCATGAACGCCGCCGGCGACATCTACTTCGGCCAGTTCGCCGTCACGCAGTTTGACGGCGCCGGCGGTTCGAACGAGAGCGCGACCGAATATTCGCTCACGCTCGAGAACGCGATCAAGCCGACCTACAGGCAGGCTGCGTAATGGCCAATCTCGAACGCGGGGAGGTCAGCATCGTCCTGGATGGTGAGGCGCGTGTCATGCGGCCCACCTTCCAGGCGCTGTGCGAGATCGAGGCCGGCACCGGACAGAAGTTCGTGCCGCTGGCTGCCTCATTCTCACAAGGCCGGATCGGCGTCACCGATCTTGCGGTCATCGTGGCGTCCGGGCTCAAGGCGGGCGGTTTGGCCGATGCCAAGGTTCCCAAGGTCGGAGAGATGCTGGTGCGCGCCGGCATCTGGACCGATTCCGTCATCATCCCGGTCCGGCAGTTCTTCCACAACGCGCTCAACGGCGGGTCGGAACCGGGGGAAGCGAAGGCGGCGGAGCCGGCGAACAGCTGATCCCGTTCCGTCGCCTATTGGGCCTGGCGTGCGCGCACCTCCACTGGTCGCCCGACGTGTTCTGGTCCGCCACCCCGCATGACCTGCAAGCCACGTTCGACGCGCTCGAGCCGAAGAAGAGCCGCGAAGGCAACTTCACTCAGCAATTGGACCGGATGACCGAAGATGGCGACGGCTGAGCAACTTCTGGTCCGCATCGATGCCACCACGGAACAGCTTCGTCGCGAACTGAAGCGCGGCGAAACCGCGGTCGGTTCTTTTGCCGGCAACGTGAATTCGCGCCTGGCCTCGATTGACAAGACCTTCAGCGGAATCGGCGCCGGCATCGGGAAGATCAACGGCCTTCTCGGCGCCATTGGGGTCGGTATCGGTATCGCCGCGCTGGTCAATCTCGGTCGCTCGGCGCTGGATCTGGCCGATGATTTGCAGGATACCGCCGCGCAGCTCGGCATCTCGACCGAGGCCCTGCAGGTATTCCGCTTCGCCGCTGCGGAAACCGGGGTCGAAGCCGGGCAGCTCGATCAGGCAATCCTCAAGCTGACCAACACGATCGGCGAGGCGGCGTCCGGCGACGAGACGGCGGAGAAGAAATTTAAGGCCCTGGGGATCGCGTTCACCGATGCGAGTGGAGCGGCCCGCAGTTCACAGGCCGTTCTCGACGATCTGGCCAACCTGATCCAATCGCTCTCATCGCCAGCCGAAAGGGCCGCCGCTGCTGCAACGCTACTCGGCGAACGTGCCGGGCCACGGCTGGTGCCGCTACTGGCTGATGGCGCTCAAGGGCTTCGCGATTATGGCGAGGCCGCCCACAAGGCCAATCAGGTCTTGGGGGACGAGACGCTCGCCACGCTCGCCAAGGCCCAGCGTGAGATTGAGAAGTTCACGAATAGCCTGACCATCGCGGCGGGAGAGGTCATTGCCTTCTTCTCAGAGGCAGCCAGCGTCGACGAACAGTTTGGACTAGAGCGCCAGATCAAGCGCACCGTGGATCGGATTGACGAGCTGCGGGAGGCCATCAATCTCGCCAAATCCGGTGGCGGCGGCATATTCGCTGGCCTGGAGGACGTGCCCGAGCTTGAAGCCGAAATGGAGCGGCTGATCCGGCTCAGGAATGAGCTCTTCGGTCAACTGGACAGCAAGCCGCAGGGCCACGCCGGCCGCGGGATCACGTTTGCACCCACAACGCCGGCCGGTTCGCTCAATCTCGGCGGTGACGGCGATGCCGCCGCCAAGAAGCTGGAATCCGCTCTCGATTCGGTCCGGCTCAAGATCGCACAGACCAGTGCCGATCTTGCCGATGATCCGCTGGGCAAAGCCCTTGCGGAGAATTTCGACCGCGCCGGCCTCTCTCTGGACGATTTCAGCGCCAGGGCCGAACGGATGCGGATTCTCACCGAGTTGCAGGTCGAATTGCAGACCAGGCTCGGCATCGCTACCGACGGCCTGACTGCGGCCCGTGAAGCGGACCGTGAAGCGGTCGCCGATTGGAACAAGGTCCAGGAAGAGGGCAAGCAGATCACCGAAGATCTGCAGACCCCGACCGAGGAATTTGCGGCGACCGTCCAGCGGTTGAGCTTTCTTCTCCAGGAAGGCGCGATTTCGGCGGAGACGTATGCGCGCGGCCTGGAGAAGGCGATGGAGGAGCTCGACGGGACCCAGGAGCTTCTCGAGGACTTCTTTGATCAATCCTTCGACCGGATTGGTTCCGGCATCACCGAAGCGCTGGCCACCGGCCAGATCGAAATGGCGAAGTTCGGTGACATCGGCCGCGCCGTGATCAGCGAACTAATCCAGCTGATGATCAAGCTCAGCCTGATCAACCCACTGAAGAATGCACTTGGGATCGGCGACGGCAACGCCCCCGAGATCGGCAATCTATTCGGTCTGATCAAGAAAGGCATCAGCGCCTGGTTCGGTGGCGGATTCGGCGGCTCCGGGGAAGCCGTCGGAGGGCAAGGTTTCGCGACCGGCGGCTCGTTCAAGGTCGGCGGCTCAGGTGGCACCGACAGCAAGTTCGTCGGGTTCCGCGCGACGCCCGGCGAGATGGTCAATGTCATGCGGCCCGGCCAGAGCAGCGGTGACGGGGTTGTTCTGAGCGTTACCAACAACATCAGCGTTCAAGGATCGGGCGACAGCGAAGCGGACAACGCGTTCGCCGATCAGATCGCCCGTCGCGTCAATATGGCCGTCGAGGCGGCGGTCAACCGCAGCATATCCAACAAGATGCGCTATGGCGGCGCACTGCACAGCGCTTTCAATCCATGACCATCGAAACCGACGTCCAGGCGGCGGCACCGGGAAAGCTGGTGACGCTGTTCCAGCTCGACCTGACCAGCCTCGGCGGGACGGTTCAATATTTCACGCCATCGGCGGCGATCGGCCAGACCATCTCGTTCGACGGGCAGACCTACACCGCGGCCCCGGTCCAGGTCGAAGGGTTCGAGGTCAAGTCGACCGGCGAGCAGCCGCGCCCGACCATGCGGATCGGCAATGTCACTCGCGCCGCAACCGCGCTGGTGATCGAGTTCGAAGACCTGGTAGGCGCCATCCTCAAGCGCATCCGGACCTTCGCCCACCATCTCGACGGCGAGGCAGACGAGGACCCGACCGCCATCATCGACACGCAGATCTGGCGTGTCATGCAGAAGATGCACCACAACAAGGTCTTCGTGGAATGGGCGATAGGCTCGCCGCTCGACCACGACGCCGCGCAGATCCCGAAGCGGCAGATCGTGCCGGAATACTGCGATGCGAAATACCGGCGCTGGAGCGCGGCGCTGGGCGACTTCATCTACGACACGACCACCCAGGCCTGTCCGTTCACGGATGAGACCAAGGCCTTCGACATCAACGATCAGCCGACCACGCTGGCGAACGATCGTGCCAGCAAGACGCTCAACTGCTGCCGCGTCCGCTTCGGACAGAATGCCGCGCTGCCGTTCATGGGCGAGCCGGCGATCGGCAAGGTGCGCTGATCCGACAACGAGAAGGAGAGATCTAAATGACTGGATTTCCAGTGGTGCGTCTGCCTTGGCACGTGCGTGCGCTTCTTTGGGTCTGCAATCGCATGGGCGGGGAGCGCTTCGGCTTCCGCGCATGGGAGAAGCCGGCGGCCTGATGTTCGACCGTCCCGTCATCGAAGCGATCCGCCAGCATGCCATCGCGGCTTTTCCGCAAGAGTCGTGCGGCTACGTCGCCGCCGGTGCGTATGTCCGCTGCACCAACATCCACCCCAAGCCGGAGGAGCATTTCGCGATCGCGCTGGCGGACATCGCCGCGGCGCGCGGCCGGGGCCTGCAGGCGATCGTGCACTCGCATCCCGGCCAGCCGGATTGCCCGAGCCGCGACGACATGGAGGAACAACTCATCCAGGCCGTTCCGTTCGGCATCGTATCGACCGACGGCAAGGCGGCGACGCAGCCCTGCTGGTTCGGCGACCAGGCGCCCGTTCCGCCGCTGCTCAATCGCACGTTCCGGCATGGCGTCACGGACTGCCTGTCGCTGATCAGGGACATCTACCGGCTGCCGCGCGCCGCGGTCGAGGCGCAGCTCGGCATCAAGGACTGGCCGGTCGACGGCGAGACCATCCCCGAGTTCCCGCGCGATTGGGAATGGTGGCTGGAGGACGGCGACAGCAACCCGAACTTCTATCAGGCGTGCTTCGAACAGGCCGGTTTCGTCGAAGCGGATGACGGCCCACGGGTCGGCGACGTGTTCCGCCTCAGGACACCGAAAAGCGCGGTCGCAAACCATGCCGGCGTCTATGTCGGCCGCGGGCTCGCGATCCATCACCTGACGAGCAAGCTGCCGGTCGACCGGACCAGGCTCGCCAAGCGCGACCCGATCGGCTCCTGGTCCAACATGATCCGCGAGTATCGCTGGCTCCGCTACGCTCGATAGCGGGCTCGCTCCGCGCGTCGCCGCCCACCAACCCACCGCGCTGAGCTTTTTAGCGAGATGATCCCATGCACACGATCTATCTTCACGGCGCCGCGGCGGAACGCTTCGGCGGCACGTTCCGCATGGACGTCCGCGACTGCCCCGAGGCGATCCGCGCGCTGAGCGGCCAGCTGAAGGGCTTCCGCGAGTTCGTGTCGGACCGGGACTGGCGCATCGTGCGGGGCCCGCTGGCCAAGAACCGCGAACTGGACCTGCAATCGCTCGGCACCGCGATCGGCTCAGCGCGCGAACTGCATCTCGTCCCCGTGCCGGCCGGCTCGGCCAAGGGGAAGGGCATCGGCAAGATCGTCGCCGGCATCGCGCTGGTGGCGGCTAGCTTCATCCCGGGCCTCAATGTTGCCGTCGCTGGCGCGTTGTTCAGCCTCGGCGTCGGGGTCGGCCTTGGCGGTCTCAGCCAGGTGCTGGCCAAGACCCCAAAGATGACCGACGTCGACGACCGCGAGGAGAACAAGGCCAGCAGCCTCTACAACGGGCCGGTCAACCTGACGGAGCCCGGCAATCCATACCCGATCGCGCTGGGCCGTAAGGTGCGCACCGGGAGCGTGGTCGCACAGGCCGGCCTCTCCACGGAACAGCTGCCGGCATGAGCCGCCACTTCGACCCTGCATCGTTCCAGAGCGGCGTTCTGGAGCGGGAGCTGAGACGCGAGACGCTGCTGGGCGCCGTGTTCGGTTCCAAGGGCGGCGGGAAGTCCAGTGGCGGCGGGAAGTCTCCGGAGGTATCCGACGACACGCTGCGCAGCAAGAACATTGCGCGCATCATCGACATCATTTCTGAGGGCGAGACTGGCGGTCTCTACGACTCAGATAATCCACTGAAGTCCGTTTTCCTCGACGGGACGCCCGTCATGAATGCGGACGGGTCACTGAACTTCAATGGGTTCTCGATTGAGCAACGGGTCGGAACTCCGGACCAGGACCCGATCGCTGGCTTCCCGGCGGTGGAGTCCGAGGTCGCTGTAGGCCTACAGGTTACGACGTCATCTCCTGTTACGGTCACGGTCACGGATTCCGATCTAGATGCAGTCAGGGTCAAGGTTCGCATCCCGCGCCTGTCACACATAGACAGCAGTGGCGATATCCGACTGAGTTCATACCAATATGCTTTCGATCTGCAGCCGGACGGCGAGAGCTTCCAACCAGTCATCACTCCAAAAAAGAAAGACGGCAAGGCATCCAATCCGTGGGAGATCGAACACCGAATTCAGCTGACCGGTTCCTCCCCATGGAATATACGGATGCGCCGCATTTGGCCGGACGCGCCGAGCGACCGCACCAGCAACGACACCTATTTCAGCTCCTACACCAAGGTCATCGACGCCAAGCTGAAGCGTCCGAACCTGGCCTATGTCGCCATCACGGCCGATGCCGAGGAATTCGGCGAGCGCATCGCATCGCGCGAATACGAGACCAAGGGCGTCAAGGTCCTGGTGCCGGCGAACTACGACTTCGACACCCGGACATACCTCACGACCGGTCCCGGCACGTCGGGCGGCATCTGGGACGGCACGTTCAAGAGCGAGATTTCGGACTCGCACGCATGGAACGTCTACAAGCTGATCGTCGAGAACCGCTTCGGCCTCGGCGACTATCTCGGCACGCTGCAGCCCGACAAGTTCGCCTTCTACGCGATGGCGCAATACAGCGACGAGCTGGTCAGCGATGGCGAAGGCGGCACGCGGCCGCGCTTCACATGCAACACCTGGATCGCGACCCGCCAGCAGGGCATCAAGCTGATCCAGGAACTGCTAGCCGGCTGCTGGGCGCAGCTGGTCGGGGTCGGCGGCTCCATCATCCCGGTGCAGGACCGCCCGACCGACGCCACCAAGCTGCTGGCGCCGGCCAATGTGCTGGAGCCGGGCTTCGATTACCCAGGGTCGGCGCTGGACGAGCGGCACAGCGTCGCCTTCGTCATGTTCAATGATCCGGAGAACCAATATCGGCCGAAGCCGGCCGCGCACGAGGATCCTGACCTGATCGCTCGCTACGGCTGGCGCGCGCTCAACCGCGACCGAAAGGACTGCACGTCGCGCGCCGAGGCGATCTGCCATGCGCGCTGGCTGCTCGAAACCGAGAATGCCGGCGACTATGTCAGCTTCGCGTCCAGCTTCAACGCCATCAAGCACCGCGACACCGACGACATCGTCAAGGACATCGCGCCGGGCGTGGTGGTCAAGGTCGCCGATCCGGCCTTCGCGGAGGTCCGCTACGGCGGCCTGATCGCCGCGGCGACGACATCGCAGATCACGATCGACGCGGCGGTCGACCTGGAATCCGGCGTCGGCTACACGCTGAGCGTCGTCCTGCCCAATCTCGGCGTGGTCGACCGCGCCGTGACCACAGCCGCCGGAACGACCTCGGTGCTGGACATCGCCCCGGCCCTGCCCGACACGCCGCTCGCCGGGGCGATCTGGACGCTGAGCAGCGATGATGTCGAGCCCAGGCAGTTCCGCATCCTCGGCATCCGGGAGCGCGAGCAGCACATCTTCGAATTCGCTGGGCTGCGCTACGACCCGGACAAATATGACCGGATCTTCAACAACCTGACGCTGCCGGACCGCAGCTTCTCCGCGATCCCGACCGGACCGATCCCGCCGCCGACTTCGGTTTCGGCGGAAGAGTTCCTCTACGAATCCGGCGCTTCCCTGCTGAACGCCGTCATCATCGGGTGGACCAGGGCCAACGATCCGCGCGTTCGGACGTTCGAAGTCGAGGCGGCGGAGCCGGACACCGAAGAATTCTACCTGATCGCCACCACGAGCGCCCAGACCGCGACCATGCGGGACGTGGCAATCGGGTTGTGGCAGTTCCGCGTGCGCGCGGTCGACGGGCTGGGCCGCAAGAGCGCCTATGCGACGACAAGCCTGTCCGTGCAGGGCAAGACCGCGAAGCCGGCCGATGTCACCGGGTTCCTGGTCACGGTGCAGGGGACCGTGGCGCAGGCCAAGTGGGACCTGCACCCGGACCTCGACGTCAGGGTCGGCGGCAACATCGTGCTGCGGTTCACCCCGCTGACCGGGGCCAACGCGACCTGGGACAACGCGCAGGAACTGCCGCCGTTCGCCGGGAACACGACGACCGGCATGGTGTCCATCCTGGTCGGCACCTATCTCGCCAAGGCGCGGGACAGCAGCGGCAACTACTCGACCAACGCCGTTAAGACCGAGGTCGGGTCGACCGGCGCGCTGAATTTCAATGCGGTCGCGACGCAGATCGAGGACCCGACCTTCAGCGGCGTGAAGCAGGATGTCGTTGTCAGCGATGCGCTCCTGCCCGGCGATGCTCTGCTGTTCGATACCATCCCGGACTTCGATGCCGTCGCAGACCTCGACGCCTACTCGACACAGAATGCCGGCGTGCTGCAATTGGCCGGCGCCGGTTTGTTCGACGACATCCCGGACTTCGACGCGGTCACTGACCTGGACAGCTTCGGCGGCCTGGCAAGCGAAGGCACCTACTTCTTCTCCGACCACGTCGATGCCGGCCAGGTCTACGAATCGGTCCGCATCACGGCGACCCTCGAAGCGCTTGGCGTGGCTGTCGGGCTCACGATTGACAACCGGCCCGGCACGATCGACACCTGGGAGAACATCGACGGCACGGTGGCCGGCGCGACCTCGGCGACGCTCTACATCTCCATTACCGACGATGATCCTGGCGGCACGCCGACCTGGTCGGAATACGCGCTGTTCATCCCCGGCGATTATCGCGGCCGGGCGTTCCGCTTCAAGCTGGTGCTGGCGACGACGCTGCCGGACCAGAACATCCTGGTCTCGACACTCCGGGTCACGGTCGACATGCCGGACCGGTTCGAGACCTTCACCGGACTGCTGACGATCAACGGCCCGCTGCGGGTCGAATTCGCGGCGCCGTTCTTCATCAAGCCGGCCAACGCTGTCACGCCGATCGCGATGCTGGAAACCGAGAAGCTGCAGATCACCAACGAGGACGAGTTCGGCCTCGATGTCGAGGTGCTGACCTCGCTCGGCGCGAACGTCGTCGGCCGTGCCTTCAATGTCGTCTCCAAGGGAGCCGGCGTCAGGGTCGTCTAGCCCAACAAGGGGTAAATCCGAAATGTCCCAACATGACTACGTCATCAGCAATGATGACGGCGCCTCGGTGCGCGCCGATGTCAACTCCATGGGAGTTGCGATCAAGTCCAACAACAGCAGCCCCAGCACGTTCCCGGCAAGCCCGGTGCAGGGCATGCCGTTCACGCAGAATCTGTCGGCGACGCAGCAGCTGGAATGGAAATACGATGGCGCGGCCTGGCGCCTGCTGGCCATCATCGATCCGACCGCCGGCAAGGTCTATCCGACCAACGTCCGCACGATCGCGGGCCTGACCCTCAGCAACAACGGTTCCGACGCCACCAATGATATCGACATCGCGGCAGGATGGACCGCGGCCGATAGCGACGGCCATGCGCTGATCCTGACGGCCGCCATCACCAAGCGCCTGGACGCGGCCTGGGCGGTCGGCACCAACCAGGGCGGCCTCGACACCGGCGCGATCGCCAACACGACCTATCACGTCTGGCTGATCCGCCGGCCCGATACCGGGGTGGTCGACGTCCTGTTCTCGGCGTCCGCGACGGCGCCGACGATGCCGACGAACTACACGCAGAAGCGGCGCATCGGCAGCATCATCCGGGCTAGCGCTGCCATCGTGGCATTCCAGCAATTCGGAAACTACTTCGCTCGCAATGTCATAGCCTCTGATTACTACGCACCCAATCCAGGGACATCGGCCGTCACCGTCACGTTGAGCGCGCCGACCGGCATAGCACTGACGGCGCGTATCGTGGGATTTTTGAACGACGCCAGCGTCGCCTCTGCCACCTTCATGCTGGTTACGAGTCTAGATCAGGCCGACACCACGCCATCGATCACCGCTTACACCTTGCGGACCGGCCTCACCAACGCCGGCCCATCCTTCCCTATGGACATTAAAACCAACACTTCAGCACAAGTCCGCTATCGTCTTGATCAGTCTACTGCTGATCATGTCGTCGGGTTTCTGACCGCGGGCTGGACGGACATGCGCGGGCAGGACGCCGCATGATCACACTCACTCCATCCGGCGGCGACGACACCGCCACCATTCAGGCCGCGCTGGCGACCGAGCGCATCGTGCGGCTTGGCGAGGGTGATTTCCTGGCAACCGGAGATCTTGTGATTTCCCAGCAGCGCGCGAAGCTGATCAGCGGAGATGGCGCGACCCTGACTTTCACGACGCCTGATCGGCCCGGCATTTCGTTTGCCGGCTGGCTCAACGAGGTCGAGATTGCTGGCCTGACGCTCGGCCGCAGCGTGCCTGCAGTCGCTGGTGCATTCGGCATCAATTGCGGCTCGGTATCGTGCAACAATGCATTTCTGCACAACCTGAAAATCCGCGATCAGCATATCGGCATGAGCCTTGGCGTCACGGCCTGGTCGCACGTCCAGCATGTCGTGATCGAGCGATGCATTTCCGATGGACTGCGCATGGTCAACGGGATGCCGAGCGGGACGCTGCAATGGCAGATTGACGACATCCTGTGTCAGAAGAACGGCGGGCGCGGGTTCGTGGTAATCGCAATCCCAGGCTCCGCGCAAGTCACGCTGGGCAACTGGTCCAAGGTCTCGACGTTCGCCAACACCGGCTGCGGCGCGGGGTTCTATGGGACAGCGGCCGTCCCGCTCCATGGCGTGCGAATCCACGACGCCTTTTTCGGCAATGACGGCAATCACGAGCTGCTATTCGACACGTTCGGCGGCTATCACGAACTGACCAAGATTTTCTGCGAGCTTGCCGGGCGTGGGCTCACCGGCCCCACCATGTCAACCCCTGTGTCTGGCATCGGCCACGGCATCTACTACAGCGCCAACAATGCCGGCCTGACCATCATCGGCGGACGCTTGGCCGGCAATAGCGGCCACGGGCTGCATGCCGATGTGAGCGACCCGCTGCTCGCGGTCGGCGTCACGGCGCAGAGCAACCTTGTCGGCTCCTACAGGCTTGGTAGTGCGAACCAGATGCTGCGCGAATGCCGGAACACCGCCGGCGCGCTGGTCAATGTGGCTGGTCCCGCGACGATTTGATGATTGCATTCAGTATCTGCCGCGTGAAGTCCGGGTCCATGTCGGCTTCGACTGAGAGGGCTGTGATTTCGGCGTCGGTCAACTCTTCCGGTCGCCGGCCCTTCTGCGCCAGAAGGCTGATTATCAGGTCGGTTTCTCGCGCCATGCGGGAGATATAGGCCCGCAACCTTCGGGCGTGTCAATACTCGGATACAACCGCCGCCCAACCGGGCGGCTTTTTCTTTGCCCTGACAGGAACCCGTCAGAATGTCCCAGAACGACATGAACCTGGCTGACGCCCAAGGCGCAGTCTTCCGGGCCGACGCGAATGCCGCTCTGCTGGCGCTGCTCTCGACCAACAGCGGCTCTTCGCGGCCGTCCGCCGCGGTGCAGGGCACGCTGTGGGTCAAGGAAGTCAGCGCCACCGTCCTCGAACTCTATCTCTATGACGGCGCCCAGGACGTCCTGATCGGGTATTTCGACGTCACCAATGACAAGTTCTACGCGGCCGATGGGCTGCGGCGCGGCTGGGGCGGCACGGCCGGCGGCTCGGCCAACGCCGTTACCATCAGCACGACGCCCGCGATCACGGCCTATGAGAACGGGCAGCTGTTCGCCTGCATCCTCAGCGCCGACAACACATCCACCACGGTGACGCTCGCCGTCGACGGCCTCGGCACCGGCGCCGTCAAGGTAGCGGGCCTCGACCCGGCGCTCGGCGCTCTCAAGAGCGGCGCCGTTGCGCTGTTCGAGCGCGGCAATTCGGTGTTCACGCTGCTGAACCCATCGCTGGCCGCCTACAGCCCGGTCGGGAAGCATAAGATCCCGGTCGATGCCGCCGCGATGCGGCCGGACGTCACGAACGGCCCGACCGCGACCGATGTCGTCGATTCCGGCGTGCAATATTACGGCCTCAGCTTCCCCGACGGCTCCGATACCTTCGCACACGGCAAGATATTGATGCCGTCGAGCGTGGATGAGAGCGCGACGGTCACGTTCCGCCCGGTGTGGACCGCGGCCAGCGGCACCGGCGACGTGGTGTGGAAGCTGGAACTGGTGGCGCGCGGCGACGGCGACGACATCACCGCCACCCATTCCGGCGGCCAGACCTCGACCGACACGCTGGTAGCGGCGGGCTCGGTCCGGCGCGGCCCGGAGAGCGCCGCGATCACGGTGCAGGGTTCCCCGGCCACCAACGATGTCTGGTTCTATCGCATCTCGCGCGACGGCGATGCGGCCGGTGACACACTCGCCGCTGCCGCCGTGCTGCTCGGCTTCGAGCTCTATGTCACGTTCAACGAAGCCGTCGACGTCGCCACATGATCCCCACCATGATGGCGGCCGGCTTGATGGTCGGCACGACCGGCGGGATCGAAGCCTTCACCACACCGCAGATCGACACCGCATGGGTTGTGCCACCCGGCGTCACCAGCATCACGGTGCATCTGTGGGGCGGTGGCGGCGGAAGCGGCGCAGGCGCGGCGTCTGGAACGCGCGTGTCCGGCGATGGCGGCGGCGCCGGATATCTGCGCGTCACTCTGACGGTTACGCCGGGCGAGACGCTTCTTATCACCGTTCCCGAGGGCGGGCAGGGCGGGCGCAGCGCTAGAGAAGGCGGTGCCGGCGGCGGCTATGCCGCGATCCATCGCGGCGCCACGCTCCTGGCGATCGCGGGCGCCGGCGGCGGCGGGGCGGGGGCGGGGGCGGCAGACAGCGGCTCTTCGGCTGATGGCGGGGGCGGGGGCGGCCCAGACGGCCAGGACGGCGGCTCCGGGTCAGCGAATAACGGCAATGGCGCAACGCAGTCAGCTGGCGGCACTGGCGGCGCTGCCGGCACCGACACTCCTGCTGGCGGTAATGGGTCGGCACTGCAAGGCGGGGACGGTGGCACGGTAGCAGGCTCAGGCGCAGAAGGCGGCGATCCTGGCGGCGGCCAAAGCGGCGTCGTCAGTGGATCCGTTGGGGGGTCTGGCGGCGGCGGTGGCGGTGGTAAGTTCGGCGGTGGTGGCGGAGCAGGCCGAAGTGGTTCGCCGCCCGTGGGCTCGCGGTCAGGATTTGGCGGCGGCGGCGGGTCATCCGACGCGACCGGCTCCGACATCTTCTATGAGAGTGGGGTTGGCGGCGAAGACAACGGCAGCAATCCCGGCGGCGCCTCGGTGATCTATCGCGCCAGCCCCGCCGGCCGCGGTGGCTTTGCGGTGACCTCTCCCACAACCGTCGGCAATGACGGCGCCGATGGCCAGGTCACGATCGTCTACTAGATATGGAGATCATCATGAAACGGCTCGTTATCGCCGCGCTGATCGCATGCGCACTGATATATGGGATGCAATCCATCGTCCCTGCCACGGCGGATGAAATACCCCCCCCTGTTGCCCCACAAGGGCCGCAGCCGGTGGGAGTTATGACCCTGCAGGCGACATGCTGGCCATCGGCGATCTTCGACCAGCAGATTGCTGAGGAATTCCATGAAGCGCCGGCCGTAATGGGAATCGATGCGACCAAGAAGAGGCTGGCCTTCGTGACGGCCACAAAGGACGGGGCTGATTGGACCATGGCGTTCCGCTACGCGGACCCGGAGATGGTCTGCGTGGTCGCGGTTGGAAGTGACCTCAAGATCATCGAGCCGGACACCGCGCTCGAAAACTGAACGGCTCGCTCCACCGCTACCCTTCCTCAGCACATTCAAATCGGGTGAAACATGAAGTCGCCTAAACTCTCTCCCGCGCTGGCGCAGGAGGCGCTCGATGCTGTCGTGGAAAGCGGCGGTAACGTGACCCGCGCCGCCGAGAACATTGGTATTCCACGCGGAACGCTGGAAGGACGCTTGCGCACCGCCAAGCAGTATATACGCGAAGGCAAGTGCCGAGAGCCTGCGGCTGTCGATCAGACGACCACTGTAACCAGATCCGGTGCGATCCCGATCGCGACCAACGATAATTCGATGAGCGAGGCTATCGCCGGCGTGCTGAGACGAGGCCCAGCCAGCCTCGATGAACTGGCCGTCAAGTTCACGATCACCAAAGGCCGGGCGTTGGATGCGCTGGATGGCCTTAAGGCAACCGGTCACAATGTGATGCAGATCGGCGATCGCTGGTCGATCGAGAAGACGATGGAGCCGGCCTTCGCGGCCGGCGGAACCACCTTCGAATATGTTTCGCGGCCAGACAACAGCTTCAAGTTCGGCGTTACCAGCGACAACCATTGCGGTTCGAAATACGAGCGGCTGGACGTCCTGAACGATCTCTACGACGAATTCGCAAAGGAAGGTGTTGATCGGGCGTTCAACGCTGGAAACTGGGTCGATGGGGAATGCCGATTCAACAAACACGAGCTGCTGGTCCATGGGATGGACGGTCAGCTCCGACACCTGGCCAAGGTGTTTCCGCAGCGGCCCGGCATCACGACTTACGCCGTCGCCGGCGACGATCATGAGGGCTGGTGGGCACAGCGTGAGGGCATCGACATCGGCCGTCGCGCGGAACAAACGATGAGGGAGGAAGGCCGCGAGGATTGGGTGAACCTGGGCTACATGGAAGCCCACGTCCGGCTGGTCAACGCCAACACCGGCAAGTCATCCATTATGGCCGTGGTGCATCCCGGTGGCGGCTCGGCCTATGCACTCAGCTATTCGATCCAGAAGATCATCGAGAGCCTAGACGGCGGTGAGAAGCCAGCCGTTGGCCTCTATGGGCACTATCACAAACTCTGGGCCGGAAACATCCGGAATGTCTGGTGCCTGCAGTGCGGCACCACCAAAGACCAAGATTCTTTCATGCGCAAGAAGAAGATCGAAGCGCATGTCGGCGGCGCGATCGTGACGCTGCGACAGGATCCAAGGACCGGTGCGATCACCGGATTCGTTCCCGATATCCGGCGATATTTCAATAAGGGCTATTACGACGGCCGATGGTCGCATGCCGGCGACGTCGCGCTGCCTGCGAGGTCGGCATGAGCGACAAACCGCTCGTCCTCATCACCTGGAAAGACGCCCAGTCGATGCAGTCGGTCGGCCGGTGGGTCGAACCGAACGACGTCGACGCGCTCGAGCCCGCTCTCGCACAGTCGGTCGGATGGGTCCGCCGGGAAACACCGGACGCGATCACGGTCTATTCCCACGACGCCGGCGACGTGATCGGTGGTGACCTGTGCATCCCGCGGGTGTGCATCGTGGACATCATCAGGTTGGAGCCGAAACGATGATGGATCTGATCGGCCTGATGGGCGCGCTCGGGTCCGGCAAGACCACGGTCGCCCGGCATTTCGAGACAACGCGCGGTTATCGGCGAATGCGCATGGCGGACGTCCTCAAGGACATGCTGCGAACCCTTGGGCTTACAGCCGATGAGGTCGACGGGGCGCACAAGGAGACGCCATCGCCATTGCTGGGGGGCAAGACGCCACGCTGGGCGATGCAGACTCTGGGGACCGAATGGGGTCGGCTGATCATCCACATGGATATCTGGGTGCTGGCCATCGAGACGAGGATCCTGCGGGTTCATCCCGAGACACCTGGGATCGTGATCGACGACATCCGCTTTCCGAACGAGGTGGCCATGATCGACCGGCTGGGTGGTCGCCTGGCTGTCGTTCGCCGCCATGACGTCGAACCTGGGCCGTTCGAGAATCTCCATGCCTCCGAAACTTATTGGCGCACGATCGCGAGCATCAAATCGCTGCCGGAGATCGTCAACAACGCCGGGATCGCGGACCTGCTCGCGGCGGCGGATGCGGCGTTGCCGATCGCGAACATGAAACACGAGGGCGCGGCATCATGAGCGATATCGATCCGCAGGAGTTTGGCAAGCTGCAGGCGACCGTCACTGCGCTTGAAAGAGATATGTCGGAGATGCGGGCCGATGTTCGCGTGATTCGCGACGCGATCACCGAAGCCCGCGGCGGGTGGAGAACTCTGCTCATGGTCGGGGGTGCGGCCGCAACCGCGGCATCTGGTCTGACCTGGCTGCTGAACCACGTCACGTTCAAGTGAGCGCCGCCATGAGCCGCCACGTCTTCCCCATCGACAATAAAGCGATATCGCGCTTCAGAAAAGACGAGATCGTCGATGACGTCGATCGCCACAAGCAGCCGATCAAGGGCCGTGTCATTGAGGTGAAGAAAGGCAACAAGGTCGCGCTCGTCATCGTCGAATCCACAGGAGAGTAGTAATGCCCGTCAACACCACCACCGCGACTTTCGCGGCCGGCACGACCGTCCTCAGTGTCGAGGCGCTCGCGTCGATCATTCACTGGCTTGGCCTGCATTACCAGGTCCAACCACCGTTGGATGGCAAGACCGAAACCGCGCTGGCATTGCTTCTGATCGTCGCCGTCGGCTCTGTGGGCGGCTCAATAACCTGGTTGATCCGCGCGCTCATCGCGCGCTGGCTGAAGAAGCACAGGATCGCTTTTCCCACCCCGCCGGGAGCCTGACAGTAGCCGACGCCAGATGATTCCTTTCACCGCCGTTTGATCGGGCGGCTGATACCCGATCACACAAAATGCTCGCGCGATCAGCCGCCCGCCAACCCTGATCGCGCTCGGACTGTTGGCGAACCCCTAACATTGGAGACCATCATGAAACGACTGTTCGCAGTCGCGGGGGCGCTTGTGCTCGCCGCGGTTCTGTCCGGCTGTGCTGGGACGCCCAAAGTGGGCGACCCAGCATCACAGGCTGTCGCCGACCCCGCCGCCGATTTCCTCGGCGAACTCGGCCAGTTCACGCTCAACGATCTCAACGTCGCGATGGACCTGACCGGCGACATCGACCACGACGGCAAGGTCGATCCCGGTTTCGAGCCGGGCGATCAGATCGCCGACCAGTGCTATTTCTTCCTCGCCGGCAAGCTGGCCAGCGTGGGGAATGGCAATAGCGTTACGGTCGCAGGGATCGTCTCCGGCTTCCAGTCGGCGCGCAATCTCAAGAGACGGGTCGGCGGCGGGCTTTCCGATGAATTCATGATCGGGTGCGGGCCGCTCATCACCGACGTGCGGGGCGATGCCTTGAAGCTGATCGGCAAGGTCGCCGGCGGCGGCATCTTGCCGTTCTAAATCTCCAATCGCCGATCGAGGCGCCGGGCTGCCGGCGCCTCATTCCTTTTCCCGGAGAGACCCATGGATATTTGGACACCGCTCATGCAGCTGGACCTTGCCGCCAATCTGGCAGCGGCACAGCTTTGCTACAGTTTGGAGGGTCCGGCCGGAGCTTTGATCGCCGCGCTGGCGCTTGGCACCGGAGTTTGTTTCCTGCCGAGGATTATGCGTATCGTGGTTCTGGCGCTCCTCTGCGTGGTGCTCTCAATCTTGCTCGTAATCTCGCAGGCCTATGCCGAAGAGCCGGTCGATTCCAACCTGGTCACCGGGCTGGACGTGTCGAGCTCGATGAACGCGGTGGAGACCCTGATCGAGATCGAAGGCCTTGCCGCCGCGATCCAATCGCCGGATATCGTCTCGGCGATTCAACGCGGCCATTACAAGCGCATCGGTTTTGCCGTCTTCCTGTGGGCGGACGGTGAGTTTCCCTTGCTCGTCGCGTGGCGAATCATCGCGACGTCGGAGGACGCCGACAATGCAGCGGCCGAGATGACGTTGCGCATGGCCGAGATCCTGAAGGGGCCGAACAAGACCGGCACGCTGACAGACCTGTCCACCGCCATGGAGTTCGGCGGCCAGCTGCTGAAGACCGCACCATATGCCGCCAGGCGCAGCGTGCTCAACATCATCGGCAATGGGCAGGACAACGTCGGGGAAGACGCACTGCACGCCAGGGACGCTCTGGTTGCCTCTGGAATCTCTATCAACGGCGTCGTGACCGGCGGCGATCCAAACGTGCTGAACTATTACCGGGACAGCGTGATCGGTGGGCCTATGGCGTTTGTGCTCCCGGCCGATGAACCGGCCGCGCTGGTCGACGTGTTCCGGCGCAAGTTCGTAACCGAGATCGCGCGCGCCGACTGACGCCGCTGCGGCGAGCTGGTCTGCCCATCCTCCGGGCTCCCGCTTGGGGAAGCGGCCTGTCTTCTGGGTATTGGGGTTCAGGCCGGCTCACCGCAGCGGCGTTGCTGCAATGACAGGAGAACAAGATATGCACGACGCGAAGGGACGCGAGTTGAAGGTCGGGGATGTCATCCTCATCCCGGCGAGGATCACCCAGCTTTCCCCAACCGAGGATTACTGCAACGTGAGCGCCTCGAGCCTGTTCGGCCGCCGGCCGGATGGCTCGAGGGAGACGTTCGGCGCCATCAACACCGGCGTCATGCTCCGCGCCAACGAGCGCGACGAGAACGACATGATGGAGCTGGCGCACTGGCCGCTGTAG